AATCTGGTACCCCGACATCGTGGACGACGACGGAAACGAGTGGTTCGATGACGGGACTATCTGGGAAGCTTTCGGTGACACATCGCAGTTCTATGACGAGGCCAGGACGCACTGCAACGCCTGCCCCGTCAAGGACGAGTGCCTCAGCTACGCCCTCGCCAACAAGGAGTACTACGGCATGTGGGGGGGTCTGACACCGATCGAGCGCCGCCGCATTCAGCGCCGAGAACGTCGCCAACGACTCAAAGAGAAGAGGTCGCAACAGCTATGAACCTTGAAATCGTACTAGCCGCACTGTTCGGTTGGCCATTGCTCATCATCGCACTGGCCATCTACTCGATCACTCGGTTGATCACTGAGGACTCGATCATTGACGGTCTGCGTGACTCGTTCTTCACGCAGTTCCCGCCCGAGGGTTACACGACTCGTGTGCGCCCGAAGCGTGGTGACTTCATCATCCAGGGCCAGTTCTATGTGGTCACGAAGGGCACCAAGCTGGGCGAGTTGATCTCGTGCCCGTGGTGCTCCGGCTTCTGGGTGTCTGGCCTGGTGTTCCTGGCCTTCTGGGCATGGCCTGTCGCCACGACGTTCGTGCTCGTGCCGATGGCTCTACGTGTCGTGCCCGGCATCATGAAGTCGCTAACGTCGAAGCACTGATGGGATGTAAGCAGTGCTCCGGAAAGCCGTCCACCCCGTTCGAACGACCGGGACTACCAACCGTCTACGCATGGGGTCCGTTCCTGGATCACCAGGTAGTGGACTACGCTGACCTAGAGACCTATGGGATTGTTCCGGAAGAAGAGCCAGAGTCGTGAGCCTATTCACATCGCTAGCCTGACGGCTGGCGGTCAGGCATTCCGTGCCGGTGACTACACAGACTTCACCAAGATCAGCTTGCTTCGCCAGAAGTGGCAGCAGGACGCATTCGACCTGTACGACGCTGAAGGCCACCTCTACTACGCCACCAACTACGTCGGCGGTGCGATGTCCCGCATCCAGCTTGTCGGTGCCATCAAGCCGAAGGACCACGACGAGTTGTCGCAGCCTCAGATCATCAAGGACGGCCCGGTCGCTGACGCCATTGCCAACATCGAGTCCCCGACCGGTGGCCAGTCCGGCTTCCTACGTCAGATCGGCCGCAACATCTTCCTGACCGGTGAGTCCTGGGTAGTCGCTACCACAGAGACGTACCCGGACGGATCGGTCGCAGTCAACTGGGACGCCGTGTCCGTGGACGAGTTGGTCGCTGACGGCCAGAAGCAGATGCGCCGTCGCCTACCGGGCGCACAGCCTGAGCCTCTACCGCCTGGTGCGTTCGTGTTCCGTCTCTGGAAGGAGCACCCTCGCTACAGCCAGCTAGCCGATGCAGGCACCCGCTCGTGCATCGAGCTACTGGAGAAGATCGTCATCCTGAACCGTGCCGAGAAGGCGATCGCACGATCGCAGCTTGCCGGTTCCGGTATCCTCGCACTCCCGCAGGAGTTGGTCCCGCCGTCCTGGCAGAACCAGGACAAGGTAGCCAACCCGATGGAGTCGAACCCGCTGTGGCAGTCGCTAGCTGAGTCCATGATGGCCCCGCTGGTTGACCCTGGCGCACCATCGGCAGTCGTGCCGTGGCTCCTGGTCGGTCCGGGCGAGATCATCAAGAACATCAAGTACGAACCGCTCGACCGTAAGTTCGACGGGCAGGCTGCGCAGGCATCCATCAAGATGGCCATCGAGCAGATCGCCAACACGCTAGAGCTACCGAAGGAGATCCTGCTCGGCGTTGGCGAGGCCACGCACTGGACCGCCTGGGCAATCCGTGAGGACGTGTTCCAGGCCCACATCCAGCCGCTCATTGAGTTGGTGTGCGCTGGTCTCACCCGCACGTTCCTGAAGCAGGCTCTTGCCAAGTTCACCGACGCTGAACTGAAGGCTGCCGGTATCGAGAACCGTGACGACGTCATCGTGTGGTACGACGCCAGCGAGCTAGTCATCTCGCCGGACAAGGGCGACAAGATGCTCGGCCTGCACGACCGATTCATCGTCACGGACGAGGCAGTCGCACGTGAGTTGAACGTGCCTGAAGAGGACCGCCTCGACCCGAAGAGCGAAGAGTACGCACGAAGGGTTGGCGTCAAGATGGCCGACCCTGGCATGGCAGTCACGGGCAAGCCGACACCGGCACCTGCACCGGCTGCGGGGGCGTCAGCCCCAAAAGCGTAAGCCCTGGTCGGGGCAAGTCTCCGCAGGGGCCACGATCCGCACCAGCCAAGCTACCGAGTGAGCGCCGTGCTCGCCGTGGCTTGCCTCAGGACACCCGCACTCTAACCGCATCGGCCGCAGACGATAGCCCGTCGCTGCTGGGCGAGTTTGATTTGCGCTGCATGCAGGACATCCAGGACATGGCAGAGCGCCACGCCACGCTCGGCTTGGCCCGTGCGAACGCTGCGCTGACGGCCGCTGCCGACCCGTCCGACTACATCGACCCGGAGTGGGTGGACGAGTTCATCGACCTCGGCGTCACGAAGTGGGGCGAGGCCCGTGCGCTGATCGGTGGTGTGCTCGGTGACCTACCGACCCCGCTGTTCCAGTCCACCATCGCTGGTGCGATCGCTGACGCTGCACGTCACTACGACGAGTTGCTGACGGCCGTCATCGGCAAGGGCATCCGGTCCGAGCGCACACCGATCTACGGTGAGTTCCGCAAGGGCGCCGTCGTCCAGTACGGAGACGTCCGGCCGATCCTCGTGAACCTGGGCGGTGGGTCGTCAGACGCCACGGTCCCGCTCATGGGTGGTGTGGCAACAGGCCAGACGATGAAGCAGTGGCTCAGCAACAACGGCATCGAGTCGGACCGCAAGATCTGGCTCTATGGCTACGAGGACGAGCCTCGCCGCACATTCAATGGTCACCTTCAGATGGATGGCCTGGTATTTGAGCGTTGGGATGACGAGGGACTTCAGATCGCCCCGCAGGACGCCTGGCTGCGCCGATCGCACTACCAGCCTGGTGACCACCGTGGATGCGCCTGCGTGGTCGCTCCATATATCCCGAACTTCGGGGAGCCTTATCAGCTAGAGTTGCCCTCCGTCTAAGCCGGATATGCTCATGCTCTAGCATTGAGGCATGTCTGAAGAGACCATCACGCACACCTACGAGCCGAATGGCGCTGCCTCATTCGTCCTGGTCGTGGCCAAGGAGGGTGTCTCCACGGTCGATGGCCGTGAGTTCGACGCTGGTTCGATCGAGTGGCGCAACCCACCGGTACCGCTCATGCTCATCCGTGAGAACGACCCGACCGGCCGAGGTGGCCACAAGGGTTCCCACGCCGTTGGAGTCATCTCCGAGTTCTGGCGTGAGGACAACGACGAGGGCTTCGGCACCATCTACGGCAAGGGCTACTTCTCGTCCGATGAGTTCGGTGAAGAGGCTCGCAAGCTGATCTCCGAGGGTGTCATCTCCGGCGTCTCCGCTGACGTTGGTGGTGCAGTGGTCGAAGAGCTAGAGGCACGTGAGGACGGCGTGCGCCGTCTCATCAAGCGTGGCACCATCGTTGCCGTCACCGCTCTACCGATCCCGGCGTTCGATGACACCAAGGTCTCCGTCACCACCGAAGAGGCGGTCGTCGCATCGGCAGCCGATGGTTGGCAGCCGGACTCCCGTTGGTTTGAGAACCCGAACCTGGACAAGCCGACCCCGATCACCGTGACCGAGGACGGCCGTGTCTACGGCCACGCTGCCCTGTGGGGAACGTGCCACGTCGGCTACCGTGACCGTTGCGTCACGCCACCACGCTCCAAGAGCAACTACCAGTACTTCAACGTCGGCCAGGTGCTCACTGCCGATGGCAAGAGTGTGAACGTCGGCCGTCTGACTGCTGGCACCACGCACGCAGCCCTGGAGTTCGGCGCCCAGCCAGCCAAGGAGCACTACGACCACACCGGCTACGGTGCTGCGTACGTGCACGCTGGTGAGGACGAGCACGGTATCTGGTTCGCTGGTGCCGTCTCCCCGACCGCAACGCCCGAGCAGATCGCTGTCCTACGTGCCTCCGCAACGTCGGGTGACTGGCGCTTGATCAACGGCGCACTGGAGATGGTCGGAATTCTTGGCGTCAACTCGCCAGGTTTCCCGATTCCTCGTGCAAAGGCAGGACTTGTTGCCGGTGCACAGGTCAGCCTCGTGGCGTCCGGTCTGTGCGGTTGTGACGAAGAGCAGGAGCCTGCTGAGCTAGTGAACGTCGAGGCCGCTGCCGAGGAAACCGCTGCAAACGTTGAGGATGCGCCGGTTGACGAGGAACTAGCGACCCGTCTACGTCTGCTCGACCTCGCTGCATGGGAGGCCGACAACCTTCACCGTAAGGGTCGAAAGGGCAAGGCTTGCTGCGCTGGCTGCGCAGGCAAGTAATCGTTGCGTCATTTGGCCCTAAACGCAGATTGTAGAGTTGAGGACATGGCCGAGAAGGACACAGTAACCGCAGAGGAAGTCGAGATCGATCTCGGCCTCTTGGATGACGCTGAGCTAGTTGAGTTCGAAGCTGCTCTCGTTCAGGACTACGAAGAGAAGCGTGGCGTGCAGGAGCTTGGCGCCGACGACATCTCCGAGTTGGAGGCAATTCGAGCAAGCATCGATGAGGTGCGTGCAGAGATGACCAAGCGAGAGGAACTGGCCGCAAGCGACGACGTCGTCTCGCAGGTCAAGGGCGCTGACTTCCTAGCGAAGGTCCAGGCTCGCAAGGCCGCTGCTGCCGCAGCCGCTGCTGAGGCTGAGGCCAAGGCCGCTGCTGACGCCGAGGCTGAGGCCAAGGCTGCTGAGGCCGCTGCCGCTGAGGCTGCAAAGGCTGACGCCGTCAAGGCTGCCGAGGCAGTCGAGGGCAAGGCTGAGGGCGCCGAGGCTGCAACCGCCAAGGTTGTCATCGCTCCGGTTGACCTGAAGAGCGACGAGAAGGCTGCTGAGGCCAAGGAGAGCAACATCGTTGCTGCTGCTGGCTCCCGCTCGGTCGCCCCGAACACCCGCCTGCCGGACTTCCGCAAGGTCGCTGAACTGTTCGCAGAGCGTCGCCCGACGCTCGGCTCGACCCGTGACACCGATGGCTCCCGAGTCCTCGTTGCCTCCGTGCTCGGTGAGTACGGTGAGGATCGTCAGCTTGGTGACGACACCGTCGAGAACATGGAGAAGATCAACGCAGTCGCTTCGCCAGAGGCACTCGTCGCTTCCGGTGGTCTCTGCGCCCCGCTCACGCCGTACTACGAGCTAACCGTCTACGGTGACGCTCACCGTCCGGTTCGTGACTCCCTGCCGGTGTTCCAGGCAACCCGAGGCGGCATCCGCTTCATGCCTGCTCCACGTCTGACCGACCTTCAGGGTTCGACCCGTCGCACGACGGCCGCCCAGGACGCCGCTGGTTACACCAACCAGACGCCGCCAGGCTCCACCGCCCCGAAGCCGTGTCTCCACGTCACGTGTGAGGCTGAGCAGCAGTGCATCATCCAGGCAGTCTCCCGCTGCTTGACCTTCGGCAACATGGGTGCTCGCACCTACCCGGAGCAGGTTGAGGCATGGCTGAAGCTTGGTCTAGCCGAGTTCTCTCGCTACGCCGAGACTGAGTTGCTGAACGCAATCGACGCCGCTTCCACGCCGCTGGCCGCAGGTCAGATCTACGGCCCGACCTACTCGCTGCTCGACCAGATCAGCCTGATCACGACCAGCTTCCGTGCTCGTCACCGTCTGTCCGCAGACAGGAAGCTTCGTGTCCTCATGCCGTTCTGGGCAACCGAGATCGTCCGTGCGGAC